CTTTTATGATACGACGAAAAGCGGAGTTTCCAACTCCAGCCATTGGTGCTAAAACTATTTGATTTTTGATTTCAACATTCCCTATTTTCCACATAAAAACACCTATCACCAATTATACCATAATGAACTATAAAGAAAAAGGAAGTTACCTTCCTTTATGCTGTTCTTTTCCACATATATACTACAATATATGGATTTTGAATATTAAATTGCGAATTACTACCTGAATATGATGTAGTCCCTGATACTGATACTTTTCCTGAAACGCTTCCACGAGCACTACCTGATATAGTACCTGTTAAATCAATCCAATGAGTATGATTACCTACACCATCTGTTCTGTTAAAATCACTTTGTGAAGTTGATAATGCATTACCAGGTGTAGAACCGGCTTCTGCGTCTCCTGAATTATTAAATACATTATTAGAAAATGTTGCACCCCATTGAAATACCCAGCCAGGTAAAGTATGAGAATGAGATCCAGCCTCTCCTGTACTACCACTTACATGACAACTTCCTGTATAAATTGGACCATCAAACCAACCATTTTCAAGATTAGCTGATGTTGAGTATGTATGAGCATGATATGGTAAATTGCTGCTGTTTAATGCTTGATAGTATTCTCCTCCAGCTTGTCCGCCACTAAACGATGCATATGTTCCTCTTGCATCTGTTGTTGATCCTGCTCCAATTAATGTTCTACCACCAGCATATGCTACCCATGTTGAGCCAGTATAAGTATTTCCTGGATTTGTAGAATCTGTTGATACATATATTGATCCTATTGGATGTGCTTTTAAAAAGTCTTGTATATTTGTATTTTGATTTTTCAAAGCATCAATTTGATTTTGATAATCTGCTTTATTATCGTCAATTTCTTTTTGTAATTCACCCACTGTAGTTTGCAATCTTTGAATTGCAGTTCCTTCAGCTACCATTTCTACTACATCACTACAATTTGTTTGAGCTTCGATTTTTTGTACACATTCATCATATTTATCATCGCCTGTATTATATACTGCCACTCCTGACATTTCAGCTGTTTTATAAGCACAATATTTGCCATTATCGATTAATAAAAATTGTGTACCATCTTCTTTAGTAAAAAATCTGCCCTTCCAATTTGTCGTATTAACTTGAACTGTAAGATTGGAATCTTGTAAGTCCCCATTTTTATTAATTAATTTTATTTTCCCTTCTGTGACATCATATAGATTTATTTTATTCTCGGAATCACCACTCCAAGTTATTTTATTCTTTGAATCATTAAGCACCTCCTCAGCATTTTCTTTTAGTGATTTCATTGTATTATTATCAGTCATATCACCTTGTAATTCTGTTGTTAATTTATTCATTGAAAATGATGATTGTATCAATGTTATTAATACTAATACTGTTATTGTAATTATGATGATAAATGCTGGATACAATAATGCTGATATCACAAATCCTTTTTTATCGGTTAAAATATTTCTATACATAAAAACACTCCTACTCTATTTTCATTATACAATAAAAAAAGAGAAATTAACATTTCTCTTATGAATTACGATACCAAATATATACAGCTACAAAAGGCATTGTATTATTATGATATACATCACCACCTGTGTATGATGTATACATACCATTTAGTGCATAAGCTCCACCTGATCCATAATTTCCATTCCATGTCTCTGCACCCCAATATACTCCACTTGAATTTTTAGCATTGTCCCATTTCAAAATAACACCAGCTCCTCTTGTTGTTGTAGTATGTCTATGATATGGTAGCTCAGATACTGTAATTCTGTGAGTAAATTCACCACCTGTTTGTCCAGCAGAGAAGCCCCAACATGTTCCATTAGTATCACATCCTGTTCCTACTCCTACTAAAACTCTTCCTTGAGCATAAGCAGACCAACTACCACCCCATTTATTTCCAGGATTAGTACTATCTGTTGATATGTATAATGATCCTACTGGATATTCTCTTAAAAATTGGGCGCTATCACTATTGTTATTACCAAAAGTAGTAAGTTGTGATTGTAATGATGATATTGTTGAAGATAAAGTACTTATTTGAATCGTTTTAGTATTATAAGCAGATGTTAAATTGTTGATTCTTGTTTGTAATGCACTTATCTGTGTTGTTTTAGTATCGCTTGCAGATTTAAGAGTTTCAATCTGACTATCTTTAGTTACACCTGCAGACGTTAAAGAAGATATTTGCGTTGTTTTATTACTTATACTATTTTGTAAATCAACAACTTGCTGTTCCATTTTTGTTAGTAATTCGCCATTTTGCAATAAAGCTGTAACGTCACTACAATCTACTTGAGAATCAACTTTTTTTATTGATGAATCCGAACTTGTGGAAATATTAAATTGAGAATTATCTACCAAAGATTTTTGATTAACAGTAACATCACTTTTTGTAATATTTGGTTGCACTAAAATAAGAAGTACTAATACAAATACTGATATTAATGCATAGGAAATAGTTATTTTAATAAAATTATTTTTTTTCATATTAGTACCTCTTTTCTATTTAAATTATGAGTTGCGATACCACATATACACTGCTATAAACGGTTGAACATTATTATGATAACCATTGCTACCATTATATGATGTCCAAAGTGAAGCCAAATCATACGCCCCAGAAGACATATAACTATCCTCCCATACTTTTGCTCCCCAATTTATTCCTTGTGAATTACTTGAACCATCCCAATTTAAAATAGCACCAGAATACGTTGCTGTCTCGTGATTATGAGAAGGCATTTCATATTCGCTCAACCTGTGCGTATATTCTCCTCCCGTTGCCCAACTACCATATGAACTGCCAGCACTTACAAGAACTCTACCTTGACCATATGCTGACCAAGATCCTCCATAAATACTCCCTGGATTTGTTCCATTAGTAGTTATATATATTGAACCAGCTGGATGAGTTTTTAAAAAATCTGCAGAGTCTGTATTATTACTATTTAGTGTGTTAATTTGTGATTGCAAAGAACTTGCAGTGCTGTTCATATTATTGATTTGACTTGTTTTATTTGTAATTGCTGTTTCTAATGCTGTTGCTGTTGATTGTAATGATGTTATTTGACTACCTTTAGTTGCATTAGAATTTATTAAAGTTGATATTTGTGAAGTTTTTGTATTGTTAGATGATATTAAATCGGAAATTTCTTGAGTTTTTGTAGCATCTGCCGTTTCTAATGCTGTTATCCTATTTTGTAATGCTTTTATCTTTTCAACATTGCCAAGAAAATAAATAACATCACTACATCCACTTTCTTCACCTAATTTTGCTTCACATTCGCCAGCATTATACACTGCTACACCTGACATGCTACCAGTTATATAAGCACAATAAGTACCATTAGTAATTAAGGCATTACGTACCCCTTTAGAATTTGTAAAAAACTTACCAACCCAATTGGTAGTATTTTCACCACCATTTAAAGTTAATGTGGCCTGATTACCATTTGAATCTTTATATGTTATTATTCCGTATGATGCTGAATACACTGTTGTGCTTGCTTTTGTTTCAGTTAAAGCCTCGGTAATGCTCTCTTTCATTGATTTCATAGTATTATTGTCGGAAATATTTCCATGAATTTCTGCTATGAGTTTACTCATAGAAAATGTTGATTGTAAAAGCATAATTAGTGTTAATACTACTATTGTTATAATTAAAACAAATGCCGGATACAAAATAGATGATACTGCAAAACCATTATCATTTTTCTTTTTCATATTAACACCTCTTTTCTATTTATTAACCATTTCGTAACCACATATATACTGCTACATATGGTTGCATATTGTTATGATATCCATTACCACCGGTATATGATGTATATGAATCTCTTAAATCATATGCCCCAGATGATGTATATTGACCAGTAAACCCTGGGTATCCCCAATAATAGCCTGATAAATTGCCATCCCAATTTAATATTAATCCATTGGATGATAAGCCAGCTGCACTTTGATGATTGTGACTAGCCATTTCTGATGATGATAATTGATGTGATGATTCACCACCTGTTTGTCCACCAGAGAATCCCCACCAAGTACCATTAGAATCACCTGTTGATCCTGCTCCTATCAATGTTCTATCTTGTGCATATAAATACCATGATCCTCCATAAATGCTCCCAGGATTTGTTCCATTATGTGTTATATATAAAGTCCAGATTGGATGAGCTTTTAAAAAATCAGATGCAGTAGTATTATTACTTGTATACCAATTAATACTATTCTGTAAATTAGTCTCTGTACTAGACAAATTATTTAATTGAGTTGTCTTATTAGTATCATCTGTTGTTAAATTAGATGCACTAGATTGTAGTGATGATAAATTATTTGTTTGAGTAGCATCAGTACTAATTAAACTGCTAATATTTGTTGTTCTAGTACTATCATTGCTTATTAAAGTCGATAATTGATCTTCTTGTGTTTTATTTGTTGATTCTAAACTTGTTATTTGTGATTCCAAATCAGATATTGTATTTCCATCAGCCAATTTTTTAATATCTTGCGAAGAATCATTTTCATCAGGCAAAAAAGAATCAGCCAAATTGGAAGTTGATTTTTTTATCCTTTCCGCAGTCATTGCACTCGAAAGAATACTAATTGATATAATTAGCAGTATAGATATTGTCATACAGGCAATATAATTTTTCATACCCATACCACATCCTATAATAATAATATCATAAAAATATGAAAAATATATGAAATAAAATGGAATAAATGTAAAATCATTTGACTATTATCAAGTATCTTTTTTATGAGAAAGATAAAAGAGTTAACCCTTGTCAACTCTTATTATTTAACTATCCATGCATCTGGTAAATAACGTTCGCCTGTTGTAGATGAAGCACATGGCTTATCATAAAGTTTTCCTTCTATTGCAAGTGATGTAGATGCTCCACCAT